GCCTATCCTAGTTCTATACCTGTAGAGGCACCAGAGATGGAGCAAGCTGTACAACAACCGGAACAAGAACCTGTTGAACAACCACAGGAATCACCCGTTAAAGAACCACCAATGATGCAAGAAGGTGGAGACGTTGAAGAAGAAAAACCTCAACAGGCGAGTAAAGAACCTGTGCCAGTAGGGCCTGTAGGAGAGATAGATGTAGAAGGAAAAGATCGTTCTGGTGTAGCTGATGATATACCTGTAAAAGCAGATGGTTTTGTATTGAGCAGAGGTGCTGTCATAGCAAACGGCAAGATGTACATAAAAGAAATTATACAAGATGCTATAGATAATTTAAAAGAAAAAGGAATAGAATTAGACACATCTGAAACACCAGAAAAAGCAGAAGACATATTAATATCAAACGGTGAGGTAATCATACCAGACATTATCGCACAAGAAATAGGATATAAGAGATTAGAAAAGATGAACAAAAGAGGTGAAGAACTAACAGAAAAGCTGATAGCTGAATACGAAGCTGGGCAGCAACAACAGCCTCAACCACAGATTAAAGCACCTTTTGAGCAGGCTCCTAAGAAGACTGCTTTCAAGGGAGCTAAACAGAGTTTTAGTTGATGATAACTAAAAGTTCCAGCCACCCGAATTGCCTCGGCACTGGATTTTTTATAAACCCGTAAACAGCCACCCTCGTGAGAGGCACTGAGAAAGGAATAGTAAAATGGCAAAAAGAAAGACTAATGTACGCAATAAAGCAGAAGCACTAGGTACAGACCCTCGTGAAGATATGTACAAGGGAAAGGACAGAGTAACTACTGCTGAGGAAGAAGAAACAGAAACTGAGGACACTGACATCAAGGCCACGATGGAAGCCACTCCAGAAGTAGAAAGTTTTATGGATTCCACCCAACCTGAAAGTAAAGAGGAACCAGTTCAGGAAGACGAAGGTAAGTATAAGAAAAGATACGATGACCTTAAAAAGTATTACGATCAGAAGCTGTCTGAATGGAAGCAAGAAAAGGAAGTCTTAGAAGCACAAAGTAAGGCTGCTGAAAAAGCACAACCTAAGTATGCTCCACCAAAGACACCGGAAGAACTAGATAGATTTAAGGAACAGTATCCAGATGTATATCAAGTTGTAGAAACCATATCTCATAATATGGCATCGAAACAAGTTGAAGACCTTCAAGCTGAAATAGGTAGATTGAGTGAGAAAGAAAAGAAACTCAAAGTGCAATCAGCCTACAAACAGCTTCTGAACAATCATCCAGATTTCGATGAGATCAAGAAATCACCTGAGTTTTTAGGATGGTTAGAACAACAGCCCAAAAGCATTTCTGAAGGTATCACAAAGAACAATACCGATCCTGTTTGGGCAAGTAGGACTGTTGATTTATATAAAGCGGACATGGGTATGAATAGGAAACCGACTTCTGATAAATCTAAACAGGCTGCCAGAGCCGTGACGAAGACTGCTGCAAAGCAGATAAACACTACTGGTCAGACTGGAAGGGTTTGGAAGATGTCTGAAATTCATAAACTCAAGCCATGGGAGTTTGAGAAGTATGAAGCGGAGATTGATCAGGCCGTCAAATCTGGTCAAATTGTAAACGATGAATAATAGCTAACAAGGAGGAAAAAATGGCTACTATGTCAAGAGCAGGCGGGTACAATAACCTTGCAAAAGGAAATTGGGCACCAGCCATATATAGTCAAAAAGTTCTCAAGTATTTCCGTAGGGCATCAGTCGTAGAAGCTATAACTAATACCGACTACACTGGGGAAATCGAGAATTTTGGCGATACGGTGAATATCATCAAAGAACCAACAATTACTGTAAGAGATTATGCAAGAGGTACTCAGGTAAACACTGAAGACTTAATTGATAATCAAATCCAGCTAACTGTTGATCAAGGTAGTTACTTTGCATTTAAAGTAGATGATATTGAAGAAAGACAATCACATGTTAATTTTGAGGCTTTAGCAACTTCTTCAGGTGCTTACTCACTCAAGAAAAACTATGATTATAATGTGTTAAAATATATCTATGATAACGCTGTAGCATCTACAGGTACATTAGGAACTCAAGGCACATCAGCTAACACTGGTGATGAAGTTGCGAACCTAGTATCTCAGGCTGCTGCAGAATTAGATAAGAATGACGTACCAGAAGAGAACAGATGGCTTGTTGCACCACCTCAATTTTATGAAGTGTTAAGACAAGCTGGTTCTAAAATTATGGATATGTCTGTAACTGGTGGAGGTCAGACTCCTCTTCTTAACGGAAGAGTAACTGACAGACCATTGCATGGCTTTACTATGTATCAAAGTAATGCTATTGCTGTTGGTTCTACCGGTAGTGCAGCTACTCAGACTTTTGGGTCATCAAGCACATCTGGACAAACATTAATCTTATACGGACATATGTCTGGAGTTGCTACTGCATCTCATATCGCAAAGACCGAAGTGATAAGAGACCCAGATAGTTTCTCTGACATCGTAAGAGGATTACATGTTTATGGTAGAAAAGTTCTAAGAGCTGAATCTGACACAGGCTTCAAAGGCGTGTTCAAAGGGCTCATGGACTTAGATTCTTAATTTTAACATATAAGGAGATAGACACATGGCTACTTGGACAATTACTGGAGGAGGTAATACAGGTCACAGTGCAGACGGTAAGAAAGTTAGAGTCATCAGCGAGATTGTTGACTTCAGCGAATTTACTATTGCCACTAATGACGTTATACAGGTTATCGAACTTCCAGCCAACTCATTAGTTCTATATGCAGGCTTAGATGTTCTCACTGCAGATGGTGCCGGAAACTCTGGTACTTTATCTTTAGGAGACGGGGCAGACGTAGATAGATACGTTGCTGCTTCAACAGTTACAGCTGGCATAGAAGTAACTAGAGCTAGAGCTGGAGATTCCAGCTTAGGAACTACATCAGTCGGTTATGCATACTATGCTGCTGCAGATACTATTGATCTTGTTAATGCGACAGGAACAATTGACGCTAAAGTAAGAGTATTTGCTGTAGTTGCAGACTGTGATGGATTAGGTGACACAGAAGGTCAAAACGTAACTTTCTCATCCTAATAATAACTTGGTGTGAGGGGTGTATTCCCCTCCACCCTTTTAACAAAGGTACACGATGACGACACATAAAATAGGTTCACCAGCTTGGAAGAAGTTGATAGTAAAACAAGACAAACCGGTTGAAAAACCAGTGCTGTCTACAGCAGAAATAAGATTGGCGAACATAGAACGAGCAGTAAATTTAATATTGAAGAAACTAAACGAAGGTGAACAGGGGAAGGTAGAACAGGAGAAACAACTTGAGCTACCTAATTTCAAATATCCCACACTTTAAGTGTTGGGTACGTAAGGAATTTACACACAACCACATGAAATACCACGGTGAGTATTTACATGGGTTAGCAATAGCAGTCAACACAATACCAGACAGATGTCTTAGTTTTCAGGTGGTGTTTACTGGTATCGAAGAAGAAGACAACGTAGTCGGTGGTGCGATGTGGGCTAGAATGCCAATCACCAGTTTGATTGCGGATGAGGTGTTAGATGAAATGCCAGAACGAATGGACACACACCTCGCACAGCCTTGGGACTGTTCCTCAAGAGGTCATTCAGTAGTAGTGATGGACAGAGTAAGTTCAAGCCCATGGATATGCAAAATAGGAGGGGATTTTTACAAGGGTCGATATCTGTTTACGGTTGATTATACAGACAGCCACATATCAGATGATCCTGCACAGCATAAACAGAGTCACGTACTCCAGTTGATAGATGCTGATAAATGGACAGGCAACATAGTTGCATTACCAAACAACAGGGTTCGTGTTACTAATCCTGCTCTGTGGGTAGCAGGCGAGGGGCCACCAGACTTTGCACCTAGCCAGTATGTACACTCTGCAGAGATACACGATACGTACACTGATCCTGACGTAACTTTTAATAACTTATATAACCAATCTGAAAGGAAAGATAATGCCAAGACACACAGGAAAAAAAACAACAAAAAATAAAGCGAAGATGATGAAAGGCGGAATGGCCAAGAAGAAGATGATGGGTGGTGGTAAAACATCAAAAAACATGGCAAAGATGGCTAGAGGCGGAAAGAAGTCAAAATACATGGCAAAGGGTGGTAAAACATCAAAGTACATGTCTAAAATGGCTAGAGGTGGAAAGAAGACTAAATACATGGCTAAAGGCGGCAGAAGATAAATGGCTAGAACACCAGCTTGGCAAAGAAAAGAGGGTAAGTCCAAATCAGGAGGCTTGAACAGAAAAGGTATCAAGTCTTACAGAAAGGCTAACCCCGGCTCTAAGTTAAGCATGGCTGTAACGACTAAACCATCTAAGTTGAAGAAGGGTTCTAAAGCTGCCAAACGCAGAAAGAGTTTCTGTGCGAGAATGAAAGGCATGAAGAAGAAGTTGACGAGTAAAAAGACAGCTCGCAATCCTAATTCAAGAATTAATAAATCATTACGTAAATGGAATTGTTAAATGGCAACTACTTACTTAACATTAGTAAACAATGTACTAAACGAGCTGAATGAATCAGAGTTGACATCTGCTACATTTGCAAACAGTAGAGGTGTACAGACATCTGTAAAGAAGTTCGTGTTGAAAGCTATGCACGAGATATACAGCACTCTACAAGAAGTGCCTGACTTGTACATATCTACAAAACAGGATACGCAAGTAGGACAGAGAGTGTATGATCTACCCACTGCAAACTCTCCACAGACAGGAGACGCTGAGTATAGAAAGATTGACTATGACACTTTTCGTATCGTACCAAAAGAACTGGTCACAAACGGAGAGTTCACATCAGCTATTACCAGTTGGACTACAGGGTCAGGAACACCTGCATACAACAGCGGTGGTAATGGTAGATTAAGACTGAATGCAGCAGCTGCATATCAATCCTTATCCACAGTGAAGAACGTACAGTATAGATTACAGGTGAGACTTATAGACAGCAGCTCTAGTGGTGGTAATTTAAAAGTGTTGGTAGGAACATCTGCAGAGGCTAGTGACGTACTGAATGAAACACTTGCTGTTACAGATTTTGGTGCTGGTAACATCTTAAACACCACGTTTACAGCAACAGCAGCTACTACTTTTATAACACTAGACAACGACAATTCTACAAACTTAGATGTAGACTATGTGCGTATATCTGAAGATGCAGGTATTAAGAAACTAAAATATATAACTTACGATAACTGGGCTAGTAGGTTTTTAGAAACAGACTTAGAAAACTCTAGTGAGCATTATGGACTGCCACAGTATGTATACACCACACAAGATAAAAAGTTTGGTTTGCATCCTATACCAGACAAGGACACTTACACTGTTGAGTATGAATATTGGAAAGTACACACAGATTTATCTGCAGCGACAGACACCATGGATTTAAATGACAGGTTCAAAGATGTGATAATTACAAGAGCAAAGTATTACACATACGTACTACGTTCTGATCCACAAGCTGCACAGATGGCATTGGCTGAATATAAGTTACAATTACAAATTTTAAGAAGTGAATATATAAACACAAAAGCATATATGCGAGATACGAGGGTTCATGTAAATGCCTGATACCTCGATTATATCACCATTTAACGCAAGCTGTGCAGGCGGCTTAGTATTGAACAAAGATGTGTACAGCATGGCTCCGGGTGAAGCACTACAGCTTACAAACTTTGAGCCGGACATTACTGGTGGGTATCGTAGAATAAACGGCACGACCAAGTTCAACACGAACATAGTACCACAGGTATCTTTATCTACAGAAAGAATAATGTTCTGTGCAATATTTAATGATCTAGTGGTTGCTGGCCGTGGAGGAACCGTGTACACAGGAACTACAAGTGGTAGTTGGACAAGTAGAGCCACAGGAAAAGGAACTTCTTACACATATGATTTTGATAGATTTAACTTCGCTGGAACTGACAAGATCATCATTGCTACAGGTTCTACAAATGCTTTTACTTTAGACACTAGCTATACAGAAGATATAATAAATGGTACAGGTGGAGGGACAGCACCAACAGCACCGAAGTTTGTAAAGTCTTTTGCTAATCACATGTTCTACGCAGGCATGAGCAACAGCAAAGCAGAAGTGATATTTAGTGCACCGTTTGCAGAAGATGACTTTGATGCGAGTGATGGTGCAGGGTCGTTTAAGATAGGTACAGAAGTTACAGGCATGAAGGTTTTCCGTAATGAATTATTTATCTTTGGAGAGAACAAGATATATAAACTCACAGGAACCAGCTTATCTAACTTTGCACTTGCCGAGGTGGCGAAGAGTGTTGGTACGATTGCACATCATTCCATACAAGAATTAGGTGGAGATATTATCTTCCTATCAGCTGACGGATTGAGAACAATTGCTGGTACAGAAAGAATTGGTGACGTTGAATTGGGTACGGTATCTAAACAGGTACAGGAAAGAATAAATGAGATTGGTTATGACAACGTCACAGCAACTGTAATCAGAAACAAAACACAGTATAGATTGTTCTATCCAGTTACAGGAGGATTAGAAACAAGTCAAAAAGGTTTAATTGCTGTGATCAAAATAAACCCAAATACAAAACAAATGGGTTACGAATACGCAGACTTGAAAGGATTAAAAGTTGCTGCCTGTGACTCAGATTTAATTAGCAACGTAGAGACCACTGTACACGGTGGGTATGATGGTTACATCTACAAACAGGATTCAGGTAATGTATTCACTAGAGCATCTGGCACGAGCATTATAGATGCCACATATAGATCACCAGATATAGTGATGGGTGATGCAGGTATTAGAAAAAGTATGCAAAGGGTAAACTTAAACTGGAAACCTGAAGGAGCTGTAAGTGCCAGTTTATTTGTACGATATAACTACGATGACGTAAACACGCCACAGCCTAATGTAATTACGTTGGCTACATCAGGAAGTGGTGCTTTGTACGGAACAGCGTTGTTTGGTACAGCTGCATACGGACAAGGTGATTTGCCTATTACAAGACAGAGTGTCGAGGGCTCTGGTTTTTCAGTGGCAATCAAGATAACAGACACAAGTACAAACATACCTTTTGGAATAAAAGGTTTTCAATTAGAATTTACACCGGGAGGGAGAAGGTAAATGGCAGTATATACAAGACAAAGTTCATCTGGAATTGTTGATGGTGGTGTTATTGAGGCTTCAGATTTAAATGCAGAATTTGATCAGTTAGCTTCAGCATTCCTACAGCCTACGTTTGGTACGGGGGCAGCAGGGACAGACATAGCCTTGACATTCGATGGGGAAACCAACGATGGTATTATAACATGGATGGAAGATGAGGATTACTTTCAATTCTCTGATGACATACTGATGACAACTACTGAAAAGTTGCAATTTAGAGATACTGCAATTTATATAAACTCCAGCACAGACGGACAGCTTGATTTAGTAGCAGACACTGAAATACAAATAGCAGCAACTACTGTGGACATAAACGGTAACGTAGATGTATCGGGTACACTGACTGTAGCAGGTGCTGTAGACTTTGGTGATGCTGCATTATCTAACGTAGGTGCTGTACAGTTAGATTCCATAGCCGGTGATGCAGATACAAACACAAGCATTACATTCAGTGGTTCAGATGTGATTACAGTGGCAACTGGTGGTTCAACTGCATTCACTGTAAACGCTTCACAATTAATTACAGCATCCGGTGGTATTACATCCACAGCTGCTTCAAACACTTTCGGTGCTACTTCTTTCAATGATGCAGATATAACCAACGTAGGCAGTATTGCACTAGACACTATAACCAACGATGGCACAGATGTTACTATAGATTCTGGTGGAGACATTGTGTTAGACGCAGGTGGTGCAGACATCACACTAAAAGATGACGGTACAACTTTTGGTAGCTTTTTGTCCAATATTTGATTTACAAAT